GTAGAGGTTCAAAAGTTGATACCCTCCCAGGTGGTAACAATCTTGGCGAAATTGATGACTTAAAATATTTTAATAATAAACTATTAAGAGGATTAAGAGTACCTAGTTCTTACTTACCAACTGGACCAGATGATGGAACAGCACAATATAATGACGGTAAAGTTGGAGTTGCTTATATACAAGAATTTCAATTTGCAAAATATTGTGAACGTTTACAAAAACAACTTATTAGACAACTAGATAGAGAATTTAAACGTTTCTTAGTACATAAAGGTATAGATATTGAAAATGATACATTTAATCTAGACTTTACACCACCTCAAAACTTTAGTAGTTATAGAGAATTAGACTTAGATACGCAACGTGCAACATTATTTGGTAGTTTAGAAGCAGTACCTTATCTTTCACAACAATTTAAACTTAAAAAGTATTTAGGTTTAACTGAAGAAGAAATGAAAGATAACGAGCATTATTGGAAACAAGAGAATAAATACAATAAAGACCAAAAAGCAACTCAGTCTGAAAATATTGGATTGAGAAATGTTGGAATACAAACACCTCCAAGTTCAGACTTTGATTTAGAGGCGCCAGTAGAAGACATTCCAGAACCAGGTGCAGAAGTTGAATCACCAGATGTGCAAACTTTAGGACCAGAAGGAACTGGAGCAGAATTAGGAACAGGAGCAAGTGATATATAATGAGATTAGACGAATTTTATAATCCAGAAAAAGATAAAGTAGTCCCTAGAGAATTAGACGATACTCGTAAAGGTAGACTTACTCTTGAAGCCTTAAACAAACTTCGTAAATACAGAGAACTTAAAAAGGCAGAAATGATAGAACAAGAAGAATTTGCTTCTATTATGTACGCCAAGCCAGCCCAGGCATCCACATCGGACTTTTAAATGAAACTGGCGGTTTGTGGCTGTTCGTGGTCCAGTCGCGATCCTAACCTACCTAATCATGAATTCGGACAATTTATAGCAGATTACTTTGATGCTGAGTATTATAACTTGGCTAGTCCTGCCTGTACAAACTTTGGCATACGTTTACAAATAGACCATGCAGTTGATGTGCTAAATGCAGATTTTGTAATAATAAATGCTACAACTCCTACAAGAATAGACTTTAAAATTAATAATAGTAAACGATATACACATGAAAATGGGTATAATAACATCGATAAAACATTATTAATGGACAGCATAGGTTCTGTGTTTCAAGACGATTTAGACACTTCTTTTGATGATAATCATATTAAAGAACGCCTATCTAAAGTAATGGATAAAGACACACATTCATTACTAAAGCATTATTTTATGTTCTTTTATGACCCTGATATTGAACGACATAAACAGTATTATATACTACAAAATGGTTTAGATAAACTGATAAAAAATAACATTAAGTTTATTTTTAGCCCTAATACATTTGAGTGGGCAGAAGGTATGAGCATGTCTAACTCTTTATTAGAATACAATTTAGAACCATTTAAATGGCAAATACCAGATGAAAACTTACTAGAAAAAGGCATAGCAGAGTACTTAAATGTATGCGATGACATATATGGAAATTGGGAAGATAGCCCAGGACCAAAGTACTCAAATCACTTACCAATTGAAAGCCATATGTCTTTTGCTATAGATTCTATAACCCATATCAAACAAAATAGTTTAGATAAATAATAGTACAAAAACACCCAGACTGAATGTTACAATACACATTCCAGACAAAAAAATGGCATTTTGAGTCAAAATACGACTATATTCAGCCAAATTAACACATACTATATAAGTAAACATACAGCAATATGTCCAGTATAACCATATTGGGTGTAAAATATATTATAATTTAATTATAGGAGCACATAATGTCAGAACGCAGTAAACTAGAACAAGTTTTAGAATTCTTACTTGCCGAAGATAACGAACGTGCCGAAGAGTTGCTTCACGAATACGTTGTTGAAACTGCTCGGAAGGAATACGAACGTATCTTAGATGATGCAGAGGATACCTCAGTTGTAGAATCAACAGAAGTAGAAGAAGAAGAAACTGTAGAAGAAGCAGAAGAATCAGAAGAAGAAGCAGTTGAAGAAACTGTAGAATCAGAAGAAGAGGCTGTTGAAGAAGAAATTGATATAGCAGATCCAGAAAACGATTTTGTAGCAGATGTTGAAGAAGCAGATGATGAAATCGAAGCGGACGAAGTTGGTGAAGAGCCTGCTGAAGAAGAAGAAGGTGAGCAAGAGTTAGAAGACAAAGTCGACGAACTTGAAGACGAACTTGAAGATTTAAGAGCAGAGTTTGAAAAACTAATGGGTGACGACGAAGAAGAAGCAGGTGATGATGCTGAAGAAGTTGAAGACGAAGTTATCGATATGCTCGGTGATGAAGAGCCTCAAGAAGAAGCAGTAGAATATGACCTAGACGAATCAGAAGTTGAAGAGTCTGAAGAAGAAGTTGTTGAAGAAGCAACTAAACTTTCAGATAAAGTTGCAGAACCTAAAGGTGGTGAAGCAGACAACAATGATTCTGGAAATGCTAAAAAAGGACCAACTAAAGTAGTTAGCCCACATGGACAAGGAGAGCCTGTAGCAGTCAAAGATGGCGGCGAAGGTGATTCAGGTGATAACTCACCAAAAGATTCAGGTGGATCAGACAACTTAAACGTTGAACCTAAAAAAGTTTAATAACAGTTTAGTAAGGAATTAACGGTGCGTAAATTATACGAATATATGAGTCCAGAACAAAGTAAGATCCAGATAATGGAATCTAACGATGGGAAAGACTTATTCATGGCAGGATTATTCATCCAAGGTGATGTTAAAAATCAAAATGGAAGAGTATATCCTAAAGATGAGATAAAAAAAGCCGTTGAAACCGTTACAGAAAGACTTACCGGTGGTGAAACTGTGATGGGTGAATTAGACCATCCAGAAGAACTACAAATTAATTTAGACCGTGTGAGCCATATCATTACAGAAATGTCATGTGATGGTTCTAACGGACTAGGTAAATTAAAGGTTATTGATACACCAATGGGGAACATCGCAAAGGCTTTATTAAAAGCAGGTGCGAAGTTAGGTGTCAGCAGTAGAGGAAGTGGAAACGTAAATGAATCAGGTCGTGTGTCTGATTTTGATATTGTTACCGTTGATATTGTTGCACAACCAAGTGCCCCAGACGCCTATCCAAAGACTATATATGAGTCTTTGTTCAATATGCGAGGCGGTAGCATGATTTATGATATCGCAAAAGACTATACACACGATAAACAAACTGGTGCAATAAAGCACCTAGATAAAAGCATCATTAATTTTATTAATGAGTTAAAAATGAGGTAGGAGACTACTATGGCAGAAAAATTTGAAGACTTAATCGAATCTAGCGAACTTAACGAAGAAATTCGTCAAAGTATTGTAGAAGCCTGGGAAAGTCGTCTAACCGAAGCCCGTGAGGAACTAACAGCAGAATTAAGAGAAGAGTTTGCTCAAAGATATGAGCATGACAAAGGTCTTATTGTTGAAGCAGTAGATGGCTTTATCAAAGAGAGAGTTGAAGCAGAAATGGTTGAACTTGCTGAAGATAAGCAGAAAGTTGCAGAAGAAAGAGTTGCTTACAAAAAGGCTGTTAGCGAACACTCTAAGAAATTAGAGAAGTTTGTTGCAGAACAATTAGCAAAAGAAGTTAAAGAATTGAGAGATGAGAGAAACTCTGTTTCTGAACATGTTTCAAAACTTGATGACTTTGTTGTTGAACAATTAAGTGGAGAACTTAAAGAATTCCACGAAGACAAACAAGCATTAGTAGAACAAAAAGTTAAAATGGTAACTGAAGGTAAAAAAGCACTTGCAGAAACCAAAAAAGACTTTATCAAACGTGCCGCTGACAAGGTCGAACAAACTGTAAACAATATCGTAACAGAGAATGTTAAACAGTTTAGAGATGACATCACAGCCGCAAGAGAAAACGATTTCGGTCGCAGAATCTTTGAATCCTTTGCAAATGAATATCGTTCAAGTTACTTGAATGAATCTTCAGACGTAAAAGATTTAGAAAAACAAATCGCTGATGTTAAAGAGCAATTAGACGAAGCAAAAGCAGATGCTGAAGCGAAAGCAGAAGCAACTAAACTTGTTGAATCAAAATTGAATGTAGCAAATGACAGATATGCTCGTAAAGAGCAAATGGACTCATTGCTTAAACCTTTAGCAAAAGGCAAAAAAGAAATAATGGTTGATTTATTAGAGAGTGTAAAAACAGAAAACCTAGAGAAGCAATTTAACAAATACCTTCCTAGTGTTTTAGACGGCGAAGCACTACCTAAAGAATCTAGAAAGCCATTAACGGAATCAGTGACATCAGAACACACTGGTGACAAAAACGTTCAGACTTCAACTGAAGATGGACAGGATATTGTCGAAATTGAGAATATCCGTAAATTAGCCGGACTTTCAAATTAGGAGATAAGAAATGGCAGAATTATTTGAAAGCAACTGGTCAGCAACTAAGGACGCACTTTTAGAAGGACTTAACGGTTCTCGTAAAGGTACATTAGATGTGGTCCTCGAGAATACTAAAAGATATCTTCAGGAATCCGCAACTAGTGGAGCGACTCAGTCTGGCAACGTTGCAACTTTAAACAAAGTAATGTTACCTTTGATTAGAAGGGTTATGCCTTCAGTCATTGCTAACGAACTTGTTGGTGTACAACCAATGAGTGGTCCAGTAGGACAAATCCATACTTTAAGAACAAGGTATGCCGAGAGTGCAACAGGAGTTAATCCTGGTGATGAAGCACTTTCACCATTTAAGATTGCTAATGCTTACTCAGGTTCACCAGATGCTACAGCGGCGTCAGAAGGAACTGCAGGTAAGAAAATGAGCATCCAAATCTTAAAACAAACTGTTGAAGCAAAAACAAGACGTCTATCTGCAAGATGGACTTTTGAATCGGCACAAGATGCTGAATCAATGCATGGTCTTGATGTTGAAGCAGAAATTATGCAGGCTCTAGCACAAGAGATTGTTGTTGAAATCGACCAAGAAATTATTGGTTCTTTAAGAACACTTGCTGGTGCAGGAACTACATTAGACTTTAACTCTGTGACTGGTACACAAACTTACGTTGGTGACAGACATGCAGTATTGGCTATTGAGATCAACAGAGCGGCAAACAGAATCGCGGCAAGAACAAGAAGAGGCGCAGGTAACTATATAGTTGTTTCTCCAGAAGCACTTACTATATTACAATCAGCATCTACTTCAACTTTTGCTAGAACAACTGAAGGTTCTTTTGAAGCACCTACTAACACTAAACTTGCTGGAACTTTAAACGGTTCTATCAAAGTTTTTGTTGATAGTTATGCGGCTGACGGTACTAAAGTACTTGTTGGATACAAAGGATCAAGCGAAACTGATGCTCCTGCGTTCTACTGTCCGTATATCCCACTAATGAGCACAGGCCCAGTTATGGACCCTGCTACATTCGAACCTGTCGTGTCATTTATGACAAGATACGGTTACATCGAACTTACTAACACAGCAAGTTCATTGGGTAACGCGGCTGACTACGTTGATGCAATTACTTTATCAAACGTAGCATTCCAGTAAGAATTAGTTTTAATTCAAACTGCGAATAGCAGACATTTAAAAAGCACTTCCTTCGGGAGGTGCTTTTTTTTGATTTTATTCCCAATTAGATAAATACAACTAAAGCAATTTATTATTGGCGGAAACACATTAACGATGAGTAAACAATCAAATTTTAATCCAGATGAGAATCTAGTCGTATTTGGAAATCTATTAGTACACGGAACTGTAACAGGTAAAGGTAACGTAGTTTTTAACGCAGATACGCAAACAGTAAACGACGCAGATGGTTATGTAATTAACAGCGACAGCGATGTTGCTGAAGCATACCTTCAAATTAATTCAAATGCTGGAAGTAACGTTCAACTTTTATATAGTGGTAACGCAACTGCTAACACTTTAATAGTAAGTCAAGATACAGAAATATCACAAGACTTGAATGTTGCACAATCACTTAACGTTGTAGGTAATACAACAATTGGTACAACAGTAATTACGCCAAATGCTTATGGTTCAGAAACAGGTAGAATTTTTGGAACAAGATTTACAGGTATAGCCAATACAGCAGATAAATGGCAAACAGGAAGAACATTAACAACAACACTTACAGGTGATGTTGCTGGTTCAGGAAGTATTTTAATTGATGGTAGTGGAGATGTTACATTAACTGTAGCAACCACAACTGTACAAGCAAATGCAGTAGCACTAGGAACAGATACAACTGGTGCTTATGTTCAATCAGCACAAGGTGTTGGCAACAGTAATATTATTGTTGCAAGTCAAGGAACAGATGACGGTTCCGATATTACAATAGATTTAGTTGACACAACTGTTACAGCAGGACCTTATGGTAGTGCTACAACAGTTCCAACATATACTGTAGATGCAAAAGGTAGATTAACAGCGGCGGCAAACGCCGTAATAGATATTCCATCATCACAGATTAACGATTTCAATACAGCCATTACAGCCTTTGTTTCCGGAGGAACTGGAATAACAGAAGCAAATGGTGTTATAACTTTAGATGACACGGCAGTTACAGCCGCAAGTTACGGTAGTGCTACAGCAATACCAACCTTTACAGTAGACGCACAAGGACGTTTAACTGCGGCGGCAGATGTAAACATATCAGTACCGAGTTCACAAGTTAACGATTTTAATACAGCCATTAGTGCATACATTCAAAACGGTACTTATGTTACAGAAGCAAATGGTGTTATAGATGTAACAGCAGATGTTGTTACAACAGATAGAAATGATACATTAACAGCAGATTATGTTTATACAGGAACAACAGACTTCACCGGAGCAACTTTTAGTGCAGGTGCGGCGGCAACAGGTATTACTGCTTCAGCAAATGATAACAGTACTAAACTTGCCACAACGGCTTATGTGCAAACAGAATTAGATGATTTAATTGGCGGTGCTCCAGCACAACTAGATACTTTAAGAGAAATAACAGATTCATTAAACAATAGTACATCAGTTTCAAATACGTTAGTGGCATCAATTGCCGCGGCAGAAGCCAATATTGTAACTGCAAATAATAATTTAAAAACTTATACAGATACTGAAAAAGTTGATAAAGATTATGAAATACAAGCATCGTATTCCTTTATACTAGGTACTAAATTAGCAAATGGTTTAATTGTTGACGGTAATAATGCTGATTTAAGTAATCCTAATTCGGCAAACAATGCCATATCATTTAAAAATGCAGATGACCAGCAAAATATTTTTATTAACACTAAAAAGTATGACCACTCTTATGCTGTATTACACCAAGGTGAACAAACTATAAGTGGTAACATTACTTCAATATCTGGTGACGGAACAACAATGACTGTTACCACAACCGGTGCTCATAGAGTTAGAGTTGCTGAACGATATACAATACAAAATACAAATAATGCTGGCGCTCATGGTACTTTTGATGTAGCGGCTACACCAAATGCTACTTCATTTACTGTAGCACATACTTTTAATGGTAATGCAACTGGAGGTGATTACTTTGATTCTAACCCAACAGCAGATAGTCAAACAAGAGCTGGAAACTTAACAGTAACAGGTGACCTTTTAATACAACGTGGTATTGATGGTAATGCAAGTGTAGATGACCAAAATAATGGTGCAGGTACGTTTACTTCAGTTAGTAACATGCGACATGTTAAGTCGGCTAATGCTACTTTTGCCGCAGGACAAACTTATTCTTCAAACGTAAGAACAATTTTTTATAAAACTGATTTAGGTTCATTGTCAGGAAGTAACACTACAGTATCTGCTACAATGATTTCCGGATCAAACATTTTAGTTTTAACTGGTAATGCAGATAGTACAGATACTTATTTAGGTAGTGAAACTGTTGGAACACTTAATGCAGTAGCAAGTTATAATGCAGTTGAAGTTGGTGTGCCAAGAGCACACTATCAAAACTTTGGTAAATCTACAACATTTATTGGAGACTTTGGTAACGTTGCAACATATACAAGTGTTTTTGATTTAGGAACATCAGCACAATATACAACAGGACAAAGACCATTAGAAAGATTAACAGTTGATGGTGCTTTAAGTTTAGGTGCTAGACATACACCAGCAAACTTATTAGTTAATGGTACAATATTTTATGATTCTTCAACTAACAAACTAAAAGGTATTCAAGGTAATGCAGTTGTAGACTTAATTGATGCTACAGTTACAACTTTAAATTTAGGTGACGGTACTGGAGACCATGCATTAGCAACATTATCAGGTAACACTTATTACTTAAGACAATTAACAGCAGGAACAGGCATAGACAGTTCTGTTAGTGCGGCAAACGTTATTACAATTACAGCAAACAGTGATAACATTAGAGATATTGCTAGAGGCAATTTAAGTGCTACAGCAGGATCAGTAGGTTATACAAACGGCACTGGACAATTTAGTATTCCAGGAACTAGTGACCATATTACAGAAGGTTCAACAAATTTATTTTATACAGATGCTAGAGCAGATGCAAGAATTACAAACGCAATTAAAGACGAAGATAACATGGCGTCTGATAGTGCAACGCATGTTCCATCACAACAGAGTGTTAAAGCATACGTTGATACACAACTAACAGCAGAAGACCTGGACTTCCAAGGAGACTCAGGCGGTGCATTAAGCATAGACTTAGATAGTGAAACATTAACTATTGCAGGTGGTAATGCAATTAGTACTTCAGGTGCTTCTAATACATTAACAGTAGCACTAGATAATACAGCAGTTACACCAGCAACTTATGGAGCCGCTGGATCAGTAGGCACATTTACAGTTGACCAACAAGGTAGATTAACTGGAGCGGCAACTACTGCCATTAATATTACAGCATCACAAGTTAGTGATTTTTCTGAAGCAGTAGATGATAGAGTAAACGTATTAGTATCAGGTGGTGCTAATATAACTGTAACATACGATGACGCCGCAGGTACATTTGTTATTGACAATGACCTAGTAGGTGACGTAACAGGTATTGTTGCAGGAGATGGTTTAAGTGGCGGAGGATCAAGTGGTGATATTACAGTAAATGTTGATAGTACAGTTATAAGAACTACCGGAGCACAAAGCATTGGTGGTGCTAAAACATTTACATCAGATATGGTTATATCCTCAACGGATGCCACTGATGCCGCAGGTCCACAATTACAATTATATAGAAATAGTGCAAGTCCGGCAGACGCAGATTACTTAGGACAAATTGCATTCCAAGGTGAAAATGATGCAGGACAATCAACATTATTTGGAAAAATTACAGGTAAAATTCTTGACGCATCAGATGGTTCAGAAGATGGTGGGTTTGAATTTGCGGCTCAAAAAGCAGGAACACAAACTATACTTGCTAGACTTAGGTCCAATAAATTAGAATTAATTAACAGCACAGGATTAGAAGTTGCAGGATTAACATATCCAACAGCAGATGGTAGTGCTAATCAGGTATTAACAACAGACGGTAGTGGTACTTTATCATTTGTTGATGTAAACACAATTGGTGGTACAGTTACAGGAGTTACTGCTGGTGATGGTATGACCGGTGGTGGTGTTTCAGGTACAGTAGCACTTAATGTTGTAGGCGGTGATGGTATAGATGTAAATGCAGATAACATAGTAGCCAACGCAAGTTTCATAACCACTACAGTAGAAAATTATTTAGATGGTGGTAATGGCATTGTATTTGGTAGTGGTACTATTGATGTAGATACAACAGTTCTAAGAACAACTGGTGCACAAAGTGCCGCAGGTGTTAAAACATTTACAAACGGCGTAACTATCCCTTCAGGTGGAACATTAACTGTAACAGATGCAACTATTACAGGTGCTAATACAGATAGCATTTCAGAAGGTTCAACTAATTTATATTATACAGACGCAAGAGTTCAAGCAGTTAGTATTAACAATCTATCAGAAGATACAACTCCACAACTAGGTGGTAACTTAGATATAAACGGACATAATATACTTTATGCTGATAACGAAAAAGCAATATTTGGTGATGGTCCTGATTTAGAAATCTACCATGATGGTGTTGACAGTTTCATTACAGACGTTGGTACAGGAAGTATTAAAATACGTTCTGGTACAACATATATTACAAACGCCGCAGGAACAAAAACAAGTATAGCAACTAATTCAGGTGCAGGACAAACATTATATTTTAATAATAGTCCAGTATTTGAAACAGTAAGTGGTGGTGCAAAAGTTACAGGTACATTAGAAGTTACAGGAAACTTTGTAACTGCCGACACAGATAATTTAAGTGAAGGTTCAACTAACCTTTACTATACTGATGCAAGAGCAGATGCAAGAATTACTAAAGCGGCAATTGATGCCTTAAATGTAGATGCAGATACATTAGATAGTTTAGACAGTACTGCTTTCTTAAGAGCAGATGCTAACGATTCACATACAGGTGATATTACACCTGCTTCAGATAATGCAGTTGATTTAGGAACAGGCTCTTTAAGGTATGCGGAAATACATGCTGTTAGTTTTGAAGGAACGGCAACCTCGGCAAAATATGCGGATTTGGCAGAAAGATATTTGCCTGATGCAGACTATGGCGTAGGTACTGTAATGGTATTTGGTGGTAACAAAGAAGTAACACAATCAACTAAACAAAACTGCCCAAGCATAGCAGGTGTTGTTAGTACAGACCCAGCATTTTTAATGAACAAAGATTTAGAAGGCGGCATAACATTAGCATTAAGAGGACGAGTTCCTGTTAAAGTTACTGGCGCAGTCAGAAAAGGAGATGTACTAATTTGTAGTAACACTCCGGGCCACGCAGAAGCGGCACCGTTCAAAGGATATCACGTAACAGGACCTAGTATGATAGGTGTTGCAATCGGTGAACATCTATCAACTGGAACGGGTGTTGTAGAAGCACAAATCAAGTAACTTTCGATAAATACAGTTATAAAATGGCACAATGCCTTTTTGACTATGTTCAGACGTGAACGTAGACTACACAAATTGTAGAACATATAGGAAGAATTAAAAATGGCCACAGCAATTCAATGGAGACGAGGAACTACATCTCAACACAGTTCGTTTACTGGGTTAGTAGGTGAAATTACCGTCGATACAGATTTAGATACCCTTAGAGTCCACGATGGGTCAACAGCAGGTGGACACAGGCTAGCAAAATATTCAGAAATAGGAGACATTACAGCAGTTACGGCAGGTGACGGATTAAGCGGTGGTGGAACTTCTGGAGCATTAAGCATAGCCTTAGACTTAAACGAATTAACAGCGGCAACAGTAGCCGTAGATGCAGACAGCATAGCAATTATCGATGCAGGAGATAGTTCAAGTAAGAAAGAATCTATTGCAGACTTTGTAAGTGCAATAGCAGGATCAGGTTTATCAGCAAGTTCAGGACAATTAAGCATTTCAGAAACAGGCGACATTAGTGCCGTTACAGCAGGTGACGGTTTAAGTGGCGGTGGTTCAAGTGGTGCAGTATCACTTGCACTAGACTTAAACGAATTAACAGCCGCAACAGTTGATGTTGCAAATGATAGTATTGCAATTATCGATGCTGGTGACAGTAGTTCAAAGAAAGAAGCAATAGCAGATTTAGTATCAGCAATGGCAGGTACAAACTTAACAGCAACAAATGGTGTGTTAAGCACAACAGCAGATATAACAGGTGTTACTGCTGGTGATGGTTTATCAGGCGGTGGAACAAGTGGTGCATTAAGTTTAGCATTGGACTTAAACGAATTAACAGCGGCAACGGTAGACGTTGCAAACGATTTAATACCAATTATAGATGCATCAGATAATAGCACGAAGAAAGAATCATTAGCGGATATAGCCACAGCAATGGCAGGTACTGGTATAGATGCATCAAGTGGTGTACTTGCAGTAGACAGTACAGTTGTTGTAACTACAGGAACACAAACTGTTGGCGGAAACAAAACATTTAGTAACGATATTGTAGTTACAGGTAACTTTACAGTTAATGGTACAACTACAACAATTAATACAGAAACGTTAGCATTAGAAGATAACAATATTGTACTTAACAATGGAACAAGTGGATCTCCAACTGAAAACGCAGGTTTAACAGTTGATAGAGGATCAAGTACAGATGTAGTTTTGCAATTTAACGAAACTACTGATAAATGGCAATTTACAAATGATGGATCAACATACTTTACTATAGCAACTAGCACAGACGAGTTAGCAGAAGGTTCAACTAACCTTTATTTTACAAATACTAGAGCAGATGCAAGAGCAGATGCCAGATTTGCTGTTCAATTAGCGGCGTCTGATACAGGTGATTTAAGTGAAGGCAGTAACTTATACTATACAGATGAAAGAGTTATGGATAAAGTTGGTGCTAGACTTTCTGGTTCAGGTAATATTAGTGTAACATATGATGATGCGGCAGATACTATTACAGTTTCTGAAGCATTAACAACTACAGACATTACTGAAGGCGATAACTTATATTATACTAACGCAAGAGCAGACGCAAGAATAACAGCGGCATTAATTGATGAAGATGATTTATCAAGTGATAGTGCTACTAGACTTCCATCACAGCAATCAGTTAAAGCATACGTTGATGCTCAGGTGGCAGGTAAAGATAATACAGATGAAATTACAGAAGGTTCAAGTAACTTATACTTTACAAACGCAAGAGCAGATGCTAGAATTACAAACGCATTAGTTGATGAAGATAACATGGCATCTAATAGTGCTACTAAAGTTCCTTCACAGCAATCAGTTAAAGCATACGTTGATGCACAAGTTGATACAGCAGATGCATTAAGTGAATTAAGTGGTGATTCAGATGACGTTACAGAAGGTTCAACAAACTTATTCTTCACAAATGCTAGAGCCCAAGCGGCAATCACAGTTACTGACGCAGGTGGAGATGGTAGTTTAGGATATAGTAGTGGAACAATTACTTACACAGGACCAGCCACCAATACCCTTATTGATGCAAGAGTAGATACTGCTTTTGTAAATGCATTAAACGTTAATGCTACAACATTAGACAGTATTGATAGTGGCAGTTTCTTAAGAAGCGATGCTAACGACTCACATTCAGGTGATATTACACCTGGCTCAGATAATGCAGTTGACTTAGGAACAGGTTCTTTAAGATATGCAGAAATACATAGTGTTCTTTTTTCAGGTGTGGCTAGTTCGGCAAAATATGCGGATTTGGCTGAGAAATATACAACTGATGAAGAACTTGATGCAGGTACAGTAGTATGCTTCGGTGGTGAAGCAGAAATTACTGCATGTGAACACGAATGTGACCATAGAGTTGCAGGTGTTATAAGTACTGATCCAGCATACATGATGAACAGCGAAGGCGAAGGTCAATACCTAGCACTAACAGGAAGAGTACCTACTAAGGTTACTGGTCCAGTTGCTAAAGGTGATTTACTAGTAAGCAGTTCTGTTAAAGGTCATGCTATGGTAGATAATAACGCACAACCAGGTAGAATAATTGGTAAAGCAGTTGGTTCTAACGAGAGTGGAGAAGGTGTTATTGAAGTATTAGTTAATATGATGTAATAAAAGAATTAAAAGAAAAAGGCAGGTTTTACCCTGCCTTTTTTTATGACTTTATTTCTCGTTTACGAAAGTATAAAGTTCTTGTGCAGTTTTAATTACTTCATCCGTAGTGATAGTAACAACTGGTGCTTTCTCACCATTAACTCTTTCTTCATCTGGTATGCTGAAAAAGGAATTTGTAACCTGGTCTCTGTTAGTTTCTAACAATCCCATAGCCATTCCTAAGATATCGGTTCTTAATTCGAACCCACTTTTTGAATTACTCATTGTATTCTCCTGTGTGTATGTGTGTTGTACGTTACTGTACATTAATATTTATATAATGATAAATACCTTTGTATTCAAAAGCGAATGCAAATCCCACACAGATACAGCAGAATAAACAAATATACATAAACAGGAGATATTATGTACCAATCTGAATCAATGATACAAATGCTTGAAGACATGCAACATCAAGCGAATGAAATGGAAAAAAGTATTAAAGATATGTTGGAAGTCGAAGGTCGTGCAATAGGTATAGAACTTGATAAAAGAAAAAATGCCAGAGACCTATTCAATGAATTATCAGAAAAACAAAACGAAATAGCAGAAGAACAAGCACAAGCAATGACTTGGGCATACGTTCCTTGTGAACTTGCAGAGCAAGATGCTAATTGTTATGTTGAGGACACAGCCTGGGTAGAAGAAGCAAATGTCATGCTAGACCATGATGAAGTACACTATGAAGAAGCAAATGTAGAAGTTGCACCTGAAAGTATGCCAGAAGAAGCAAACGTAGAAGTTGCGCCTGAAAGTATGCCTGAAGAAGCAAATGTCGAAGTTGCTCCTGAAGAAGTAATGCCTGAAGAAGCGGCACCAGAAATGGAACCTGCTCCTGAAGTTGCTCCTGAACCAGAAGTGGCACCAGAAGAAGTTGTTGAAGATGCACCTGTGCAACCTGCACCGGTAATTGAAGACCCTAATCAACAAGGTTAATCTTTTTTTAAAGAAATAAAAAAGCACCCATTAAGGGTGCTTTTTTTTGACTAACTAGTAACTCCGGCTATCTTAGCCACATTGGTAAGTCTACCGGCTTTCATCATCGTGTCAAATTTTTTAAAGTAGTCCAAAGCAAAACGTTGAGTTGCATTGGCTACTATTCCTAAGGATTTCGCCATTTTCTTCTCCGATTGAGGTAACCGAATTTCCCATATACATTGGTCTTACATCATCTCTAATGAGGTTTGTAAAACATGATTCTCAAATGTACTATGTTACATTCGTGTTACACGTTTATTTATCAAGAAAAAATTCCAAAATGCTATCCTCTACCAAAAAAATTGGCAACTTTTGGATAAATATGCATGTAGAGTACAGAGTAACGAAACACAATTTACACTACTATAAAAACAAATAAACAGAGTGTGCAGTACAGATGAGTGAGATTTTCAAACTAATTGCGGAAGTCGGGTTTCCTATTGTCGGAGCATTGGTAATGGGTTACTTTATTTTCTTAACAATAAAGCAAATGCTTGCCGGAGTGGTGGGCCAAATTCAGACACTTACTAAATTTTGCGTGATGTTGGAAGACAGAGCACGAACTATGAGTAACGAAATGATGAAAATTGACTTATTAGTATCTAGTGCATTAGAATTGAGACCTGATATAGATAGAATAGCCCGAGCAGAAAATTTTATTGAAGACGGGAGTATCGACGCAAGGAGAGACTAGATGGACATAGCAGGCTTAATATCTGATTACGGTTTTCCTGTAGTTGCATGTGTAGGTTTAGGTTACTTTATATACTATGTATGGAATTACATTGGAACACATGTGAAGCCAGAACTTGGAAAAATGCATATGGCATTAATCAAAGTTATTGACCAAACAAGGATGTTGGATCAAGATATGATAAGACTGCAACAAAAGGTTAATGTGGTTTTAGAATATAATGCTCGAAGAAAAGTTATCGAAGAGCATGAGGAGGAAGAAGCAGTTGAAGAACTGAAGATTCTTAAGGAGAAAAAAGGAAAATGAATAAAATCACAGGACGTATATTAGGTATTGGTGTAATGCTACTTTATTTTAGTAGCCAAACTGTATTTGCAGACCAACTTAAACATAAATTTAAGAACCCTAGTTTCAGTGGTATTGGTACTGGCGCTCATTACTTAACTATTGAGAATCAGGAAAAAAGTAGGAAAGATAAAATTAGGGATGATGTTGAAGCGGCTTTAAGAGCGGCAGATAGAGCAGAATCAAACAGTACTATCAATAAGTTTATTAGAAATCTGGAAAGCAGAATTTACAGTCAGATTTCTAAAGGATTGGTAGATAGTATGTTCTGTAACCCAGAAGAAGTACCAACTTGTACTAACTCAACCGAAGGTGCATTCTCTATTGAAGATAATGCAGTATCTTATCAAATTGTTACCATAGACGGAGTACAATATATTAGACTTACTATTGTAGATGTTGACGGTACAGTTACAGAAATTGAGATACCGATTGGTATCGGAACGTTAGGCGGGTAGACATTGAGAGTAGGATTTATAGCAGTATTATTTGCTTTGTTCATTAGTGGATGTGCTAGTGTCTCAATTCCTGGTGACAAACTTTGCGGAACGTCTTTACTTGAATGTATAGAAGAGCCAAAATTTGTAGAATTACCCACATATAAAAAATTAAGGAATTTGCCACCGGCAGAGGTTATGCCTGTGGTTGCAGTTTATAAATTTGAAGACTTAACTGGACAAAGATTTAGTTCAGATGGAGTTGCAAGTTTCAGCACCGCTGTTACACAAGGTGCAAAAGATTTATTAATAGATTCACTCAAAGCCGCAGGTGCTAAGGACGATCCTAAAGGCACATGGTTTAGAGTAGTAGAAAGAGGTTTAGGACTAGACAACTTGGTTAGAGAAAGACAGATTGTTCGTAGTACTCGTGAACAGTTTGCTTCAGAAGAGAAACCAGCAGAAGGAGTCCAACCATTGTTATTTGCAGGTATGATATTAGAGGGAGGAGTCATTGGATATGACACTAATATTGAAACTGGAGGTAACGGTGCAAGATATCTCGGTATTGGTACAGCGAATCAATATCGAAGAGATAGTGTTGTAGTATCACTTAGAGCCGTTAGCACACTCACCGGCGAAGTGTTACTCAACGTACAGACATACAAAACCATTTTGAGTACTGGACAAGCCGGAGACGTATTTAGATTCCTAGATATGGATACCAAGTTGCTTGAACTAGAAAGTGGTATGACAGAGAACGAAAGTGTAACGTGGGCAGTACGTTCGGCTATTGAAGCCGCAGTATTGGCACTTATACAACAAGGCGATGAACGAGGTTATTGGAAAATTGTTTACCCTGAAGGGTGGGACGTACAGGAACTCTCTCCTGACGAACAAGCAACTTGGATGAAAGTAGACATAGATGAAGAGGACCTCAAAGCCGACAAAAAACTTTGGGAGAAAATGCTCCTGAAGAATAACGGAGAAAATAATGAAGACTAGAAATTTATTTAGAAATTTTGCAATCAATGTCTTCGCGATTATGGGACTTACGGTTGGACTTTATGCTCCTGCCTTAGGTGCTGACGATAACGAAGTTTTATTGGACCAACAAGGGGATAATTTAACTTTGACCATATTACAGGCTGGTAGTGGTAACAAAATAACAGGTGATGCTTCTGATGGTAGTGATTTAGTCATTACTGGAGCAAACTTGATTATTGATATTATCCAAGATGGTGATAGTAATGAAATATTTGGTGCATGGACTGGAGACGGTTCTGGTTCAACTGTTTGGGATTTATATTTCTTAGGAGATAGTAACTCAGTAGATATGAACATAGGTGCAACAGGTAGTGCAGATAGTGTTGATATGCTTTGGAATATTCAAGGTGATACTAACATATTTGATGTTGACATCGGTGGAGACCTTGCCGCAGACAACCTTAATATGGATTTAACAATACTAGGGGACAGAAACGACTTTAGAAGTGCTGTTAATAATACTAAAACTTGGGGTGGAACTCCAGGTTCTGGTTGGAACAGTACATCTGCTTTTTCACAAAGTGGTATTAAAGTTGATGCCGGTTCCGCAACTTGGGAAATGAACATTACTGGTGATGATAATGCTATTACATCAAAACAAACTGGTAACTCTGACCACTACTTAAAATTTGTTTTAGTAGGTTCAGATGGTGATTTCCAGTTTTTACAAAGTAATGCGGCTACATGTAGTCCTGTATGTCCTGGTAAAATCGACGTTGATTTAGATAGTGAAAATGCATCAGTTAGTATCAGACAAACTGACTAAAGTTTGTTTATACGCATTTTTATTGTTTAGTGCAACATACAGTATTTCCGCCGGTGCCAATGAAAGTATCGGCGGAGTATTTGAGCAAAGTGGCTCACCTGGAAGTATTAAAAGGACGTCTGGTGACAAATTGATTGCAGAACTAGACACAGACATACAGAGCATGGACGAAGTTGAAACGATTGATGGTCGTATTAAACTAAAGTTTATAGATGACACACTAGTTAGTTTAACGGAACACACATACATGGTTATTAATGAATATGTGTACGATCCTGACCCCAGTAAAAGCAGGATGGCATTAGATTTCGTGCAAGGGACTGCACGATTTGCCACTGGCGGGTTAGGGTTAGTACCAAAAGAAAATATAACTGTAAAAACTCCTACTGCTACTATAGGTATTAGGGGAACCGACTTTACTACTACTGTAGATGAGTTGGGAAGAAGTTTGGTAATATTATTACCAGACCAAAGATGTACAGACGGAGTACGTTTAGAAGAAGGTTGTGCTCCAAGTGGTAGTATTACTATCACAAATGATGGTGGTGTACAAGTATTAACTGAAGCATTTCAGGCTGTAATGGTTAGTACATATGAACAAGCACCAACTAATCCAGTTCTTCTTGCAGATTTGGATTTAAACATGATTGATAACATGTTTATTGTAAGTGAACCAACTGAGATTACAGAAGCAGTTGATGAACAAGCAGAAGAATCAAAAGGAGATGGTGGATTATTAGACTTTGATGGATTAGATGCTAATGCCATTGAAGCAGATGTATTGAAAGATACAACAGAAGATTTAGAGTTTAGTCAGTTAGACATTAACTTCTTAGATGTAGATTTCTTACAAGATTTGTTAGAAATTATAGAAGAGGAAAGTGTAGAAGTAGGCGGAAAAAGTAAAAGTAAAGGCGGAGAAAATTCAGAAGGAAGTTTAGGAACCGATAAAATTACAGGAACTGCTTTAGGTTTTGATGACACAACGCAGTTTAATACTATTACAGAAGATGGTAAAATATTCTTCTTTAGACAAGTAACTAATACAGTAAGTATTAAACAACAGTCAGGTAATAGTGCTAAAATCTTTATAGAAGATAGTAACTTAAAAGACACCACAATATGTCTTAATGATTGCGAAGGAACATTTATAACAATTATACAGGTAGATTAGATGAAGTATATATTAGGAACATTATTAGCAATATTTTGTGCAACAGCAAGTTATGATGCATTTGCCGGTGAAGGACACAACCATGTTCATATAGACCAGGTTGGTGACGATTTAGTTTTAAATATTGACCAACAAGGTAAAGACCAGCATATTGATTTGGACTTAGGATTACAATATGGCAATGTAGATAATTTAACTATGTGGATTGGGCAGTTGGGAGAAGACAATGAAGTTGAATTCTCTGTATCTGGAGATGGAAACTCTGTTAAAATTACGCAAGTAGGCGAGAAGCAATTTGCAGGATTTACAAGTACTTGGGGTAAAGTAAATTGCCCTAATTCAACTTGGTGTGGAGACGTAGACGGCGTAGATAATGAAATAGAAATTAGTCAAAAATGTACAGAAGACAATAATTGTCGATATACTGAAGCAGGCTTTCACTTTTGGGGAGACAACAATTTAATGAGATGGGGTCAAGGTGTTGGACTTAACAACATAAATGATACAACATTTAGTCAAGGTGATGGTTCTGAGCATGGTGGTCATAAAGTTATATTAGATTATCATGGAGATAATAATGTTATTGTTGGATATCAAACAAACGGTAATACTAATACACCAGGCAGTCATACTGCAAATATATGGATATATGGTGACGAACAAGACATTTGGTGGAAACAAATTAACGATGGAAACAAAACAGTAAACTATAAAAGTTATCAAGACTATAGTCAAATAAGTGGAGTACAAAAAGGGAATGGTGCTCATAATGCCAATATAACTCTATATGGTACCCAACCAACAACGTTAAATTTAACACAAAATAGTGGCACAGCACAAAATTATAATTTAACTCAAACATGTGTAACCGTCGGTGGTTGCACTATCAATATAACACAAGATTAGATAAATAATTTCTGTAGGTAGACAAGAATGACGTAGGAGGTCACTTGGATGATTGAAGTCGCCGTAGCCATATCGATGGCTAGTCAGGCATTTACCGGAATCAAAAAAGCAGTAGAAATGGGTCGGGATATTGAAGATGTCACCGGGTATTTCGGTCGGTTTTTTGATGCCAGAGATGCAATTACAGAAGCAAATCAATACAGCAAAAATCCATCTTTAGCAAAAAAATATATGGCTGGTGGTAGTGTAGAAGCACAGGCTTTAGAAATTACAGCCGCAAAACATAAAATGGCACAACTTGAAAAAGAGTTGAGAGAGTATTTAATCTATACAGGACAGCAAAATTTTTACGAAGATATGATGCGTGAAAGACGTGTCATTAGACAAGCCAGATTAATGGAGGCTAAACGTAAAGCAGAAAGTAAAAAATTTGCAATAGATGTAACAGCAGTAGTATGTTTATGTATTGTTATTTTTGCGGTAGTCATGATGACAGTAAGCATTATAGCCGGACGATAAATACATGCATGAAGTGGTTATACAGTGGTTGGGCAGTTGTGGTAACAATCTGTTTACTCACGACAGTAAAAATATTAGATCCTACGCCTATACAAAGTCTACGACTACAAACGTTCGATGCTTTACAACTATTAGACGAGCCAAAACAAAGTGATGAAATTGTTATTATTAATGTTGGCGAGAAAAGTTTACAACAATGGGGACAATGGCCATGGCCCAGACAGAATTTTGCCCAGGTAATTCACGACATCAGACAGAAGAATGGTGGTATCATTGGCTTGACCGTGATGTTCCCCGAGACGGACCGATTTGGCGGAGACGAAACTTTAGCAAGTTGGATGAAAGGAAACGGCATAGTTTTAAGCCAGACACCTTCAACGAAGGGGATAAGGAGTTCAGGCCCGCACATTGGAACAGGCACGATAGGACCTTTGAACCCGACCCAATCTTTGCTAAAGTGGCCCAATCTCGTAACAAACGTTTCTATCCTTGAAGAACAAGCAGAGGGTATTGGAGTACTTGCTTCAGCACCACAACCAGATTTAGTTACAAGAACTTACCCATTAGCAATAACAGTAAATGAAAAAATTTACCCTAGTTTTGCTATTGAGATGTTAAGAACATATACACAAAAACCAAGTTATATGTTAAAGACATCTGAGATAGGAATACAAGAATTTGCAGTACCACCTTTTGATCCTATAGTAACACAACCAATTGGAACAGCATTTATACGTTTTAATAACACCTTTGAAGAAGTAGAATATGTGGATATAAACAGTCTACCAGACCTAGGTGGCAAGTTTATTATACTAGGTGTTACAGCAGAAGGTGTTCAAAACCCTGTTCCTACTCCAAAAGGACTTATGTATCCACAGCATATACAGGGCCATATGCTACAGAATTTTATAGATGGATCAAATATACAGCGAAACGAATTAAGTGCTTTATACGAGCTCTTAGGAGCCCTGTTGGGTATGATATTGATTGCTTTTGCTGTTTATAAGTTACCTTTACTGTGGACAGCACCTATTTCCATGCTAATTTTGGGTACAGAAGCCTATGGAAGTGTGTGGTTTTACACAAATCACCTAGTGTTAATGGACGCAACTTTCCCGGTAATTAGTGGATTTTTAGTGTTTACCCAGAGTGCTTTTAACAATTTTTACAAGCAATACAAGTTAAGACAGCAAATAAAAGGACAATTTGGCACATATATTTCACCTGACTATGTAGATATGATAGTAAAAGATCCAAGTTTAATGAAGTTAGGCGGAGAAAGAAAAGAGATGAGTTTCTTATTTGCAGATATAGTCGGCTTTACTCCTATATCAGAGCAGTATATGAAGAATGATGACCCTGAAGGATTAGTAGAATTAATCAATAGTTTCTTAGATAAGATGACAAACATAGTATTAGCCAACGGTGGAACGATAGATAAGTTCATGGGCGACTGTATAATGGCATTTTGGAATGCACCAATACCATGTGAAAATCATGCAGAGATGGCAGTTAAAACTGCAATAGAAATTGAATTACTTGGTGATGAATTAGAAAAAGAAATGGAAAAATTAGGATTGCCTAGAGTTAAATTTGGTACAGGTGTAAACACAGGTACATGTATTGTTGGTAATATGGGTGCTGAAACTAGATTAGATTATAGTGTTGTAGGCGATGCTGTAAACTTAGGTGCTAGATTAGAAGCCGAGACTAGAAAACAAGACACTCCTATCTTATTGAGTGAATTTACATACATGCAACTTACGGATATTGCATGTCGTGAACTCGATGAAGTTACTGTAAAAGGAAAAGAGGAGCCTGTAAAAATTTATGCTCCGCTGTTCGATGGTGAAATAAGAAAACTTTACAAATAACTAAACTTCATACTTGCTAATATTTTTCATTATATCAGGAATCTCTTCCTTTTGTATTAAATCTATAATAGTATTAGTAAGGTCAATTTCTTGTCGTACGAACTGCATACGAAGTAACAACTTTTTTAATTCTAATTCATAGAATTCTAACTCTTGTTCTTTTCGTAATTTGTCGTTAATTAGGTCCGCAATCTGTATTATTTTGCCTGACTTCATAATAATATTTAGTCTTATTCGTCTGGATTGTATATTCTAAATTCTGTGAACAATTTGGCATATTCAAGCAAATCTTGTCTTAATGTTTGCAAGTGTTTTATTTCCATTGGCATTTTAAAATTAGCAACACTATATATAGGCATATAGTAATTTAAAATCTTATCTACTTTTTCTCTATCTTTAATTATGTCTTGTATAACTCTATGATAAAAATTAGGCTCTGTAATTAATTGACTTAACCAAACATGATGGTCATCATGCGAGTTATATGCGTAAGCCATTTCCCTAATGTCATAGGTTATTGCTCTTACAGGATTTATATTTGCTCTATATTTTTTCATCACAGGTGGATACATCCACTTCTCATGACGAGTGTGTTGATTTCTTAAAAATGCTTTATACTCATTTAAAAAACTTTTATATAAACCTTCTTCACTTTGCTTGACTTCAACATTATAATGTTCAATCAATTCATCTGCAATTTTTTGTGCTTTCGAAGATAAGTCATCGTACAATTCTCTTACATCAAGTATTGTATATGTGCCATCAAAGAATGTATTTGGGATTGCCTTGTGTCGTTTATATTTGTTTAGTTCAGTTGTAAGTTTTATAGCATCAAAATTAATAATATCTTTTGACATGCTATTACTTATCACATATTGATTTTAAGTATAGTGTGCAGTTTACCAGTGCCTTTATTACGTCCTAGTGTACTTCTTGCTCCATCATGCAATGGTTTGGGCCACTGTCCTATGTCTACCCAAGCATACCCACAACTCTCATCATTTAGTGTAGGTTGAAATTCTTTATCTACTACATAGCAAAAACTGTAATACATAAAATTTTTGTCTTTGCTTTGATATACGTCTAATGGATTTAATTTTTTAAGTTCAGGAACAAGACCAATTTCTTCTGATAGTTCTCTTTGTAAGGCTTCATAAGGAGTTTCTATTCCTTCTATCATGCCTCCCCAAAATCCCCAAGTATGTTTTTGTCTTTTATCTGAATTGCGTAGTTGGAATAAACATCTACCTGTGTCTTTTGCTAAAAACAAAACACCTGCGGCACTAATGCCCTTATGTTTATTAAGATTGGTCAAAGGATTTAATTTTTCTATAATGCTCTTTTCTTCTAGATGTTGATTTTCCAGAACCCTGGGTTGTACGTCCCTTCGTAAGTGCTTGTCCACGTTTCGTTTTTCCATTGATACTGTTTTCCTGTAAATGTGTTTGTGACATAATGTACAGCCGTAACAGCCGATGCATCGAATACTTTAGTCCATGCACTACCGTTATACTCAATTATGTCATTGTTAGTCTGCAGATATTACCAATTGTCTCCGGAAATCTCTGATGTAAGTAAATATCTTTGTCCATTTGTGGCGGCGGCTAATGTACCATCGCCTGGATAACTTGCTGTAGGATCAATAATTTTTGTTAAACTTGTTAATGTATTAGTTGGCAATGTATCACTGTCAATAGTGAATACTAATTTGCTTGGGTCTATACTATTTCTTGCAATAAATCCACTAATAAGACTAGTTGTTGAATCTATATCGTTTGAAATATTTAATTGTAATGTACTTCCTGTTGTTAAAGGTATATCACTCATTGTAACACTTGCATTAGACAACGTACCTTTATCTCCTTGCGGAGCAATAACTTCTAATAAATCATTCCAATTTGCTTTTGTTGTTTCACCATCATCATAACTAGTACCTTCTGTAGGTCCTGTTTTAAATAATGTTGCTTCTGTACCATTCATTTCTAAATAGTAATTGTTTGGACTTACAGTATGTAACTCAAATTGTGAATCAACTGTTCTAAAGAAGTCGTATATATCTTCATCATAACCTAAATCTTGTACATTTGATGTATCGTAAATATTAGTTATAATTGTATTAATAATTTTTTGTCTTTGTACTTTTGCAGGTGGACTTAACCAGATAGGTAAAGTAAATGTTAGGGTGGCAACGTCTATTGTTTCATCGACGCCTGCTGGCATACTTCTATTTGACCAATTTACATCTGTAAGTTCCACTTCAAAAATACTAGTCCAATCTAAAGGATTGGAAGAGTGTTGTAATTGAATACTTGGATTAAACAAGATTAATACTTGTTCTAACAGTTGTAATTTTTGGTCTGTATTTCCAGTCCAAATGTCTACTTGCATTGTTAAATTGTACGGAACTGGCATATATCTATCTGTGCTGTATAAGTTACCTGGAAAACTTTGTGAATCACTACCCGTTTTATATTGACTAGTACCACTATCATATTGTCTTTCTGCAACTTGTACTTTACTAATTAACATAGGATCTTGAGCCCTATCTCTTGCTAGTAATAAACTGTTAATGCTACATGCTATAAAAGGAGTAGAGTTAACCATGTTTTCACTACCCTTTCTCATAATATGTCCTACCATTCTTTGCATGTCTGCATATCTTACAGGAACTTTATTATAGTATGTTGCACCATCACGTTTACCTTCTGACACTTTAAAGTCATTAAAAATCCTCATGAATTGCATCAAGTATCTTCTTAATTGTGCGTCATACCAGTAATCTAAATTAGCCATTAGTTATCTGCCTTAGGTTTAACTGCTTTACTGAGGTTTGTTTTCTCAACTTGAGTTGTACCATCTGTGTTTGTTGTAATATTATCATTATTAATAAAGGAAGTAAGTATTTTATTAGCGGCACTCCAAGCCTTCTTGTTGTCATCGCTAATTTTAATCCATCTACTTCCAGACTTCTTAAATAATCTATGAGGTTCAAAATCTGTTCTCAAGAAATAATCTCCGTTGTTTGATCCTATTGGGAATGAATCTCCACTTCCAACAATACTTATGCCGTTAGGTGCAGAGCCATCTCCTGGGAAGTACACACCTGGCTTATCTACACTGGTTTCATCTACATATAAATGACCACCTTCAAAGTTTCCAGCATCATATTGAACTTCAGCATTGGCAACTGCCATAACTTTGTCGCTAACTTCAATTTCTGTTTTGTATGTACTAAGAACATTTCTTAAATCAGTTGCAGTTTCTCCAGTACCAAGAATATCTCTGTATTCTGGACTGTCTGTAATGTTAGTTAATTTACATCTCCATAAGTGGGGCCACCATCTAGGATCATATCCTTCTGCTGGTCTGCCACAATCACTTACTACAAAGAATCTATTAACTGCTTCACCACCACCTAAAAGTAAATCATCTCTTAAATGTGGTAGTTCTAAAACATCACCTGCCATTAACCTTCTGCCAAGTAAACTTGCACATGAGTTCATGTGGAAAGTCATATACAAACTATCGTTAGATAAAAACATACCAAATTGTGTTAAATCAAAATCTGGTTCTGCTATATTATATGCTCCACGTAGTTCGTAAATGTCTGGGTCGTATTTTCTATCTCTGTTTTCTAAGAATATAACGTCTTGTATATACAAGTCGCCACTACCAATACTGGCTGTTGAGTCATCAGTATATGTGCCTATGTATTTGTGTACATAGACTCCTGTGCCGCCGGCATTGATACTTTCTGCTACAACTCTATCTATAAAGCCGTAGTCATTAGTTTTGTTCTTGTTCCACAGTTGTAATCTTGGCATAATGTACTATTTATCACTTTCTTTAATCCTTGACAATGAACGTGAATACCTATATACTGTCAAATAATAGGAAAGGTGGCTGAGTGGCTTAAAGCACCTCCCTGCTAAGGAGGAGTACGGGTAACTGTACCGAGAGTTCGAATCTCTCCCTTTCCGCCAATTACCAGATATTAAAACTAGTGTTAATTAATACCGGTAAATATGTGCTACTCAGTAGAAAATGCAACGAGGCAGAAGAACCGGAATAAGACTACTGAAACTAGTGCAACGCACAGAGAGAACAAAATGGTAAAAGCAAAAGCAAAAACTAAAGCAGTTACTACTAAAAAAGCAACTAAGAATGTTGATTGGGATTTTCAAAACGTTGGTGACAACGTAAGAAAAAATGCAGAACAAATTAGTGCTAACATTAGAGCAAACGCAGAAGAAATAAGTTCTAACATTCGAGCAAATCAAAAAAGGATTAGCGACAATATGAGAGCATACCTAAACAGAAATTTAGGGTAAACATAAACTGGGGGCGGTAGCTCAGTTGGGAGAGCGTCTGGTTTGCATCCAGAAGGTCGCAGGTTCGACCCCTGTTCGCTCCACCAGTTTCGATAGTATTAGTATGACAAGTGATAAAGACATAGACGATATATTAACAGAAGTAATATTAGATTTATTGCTTGAAGCAAAAGAAAATGGTTTAGACATGTTATCATTTAAAGACCTTACTAAGATGCTAGGAGTAGATGATACATCATTAATGACAAAGTTTGAACAAGGTATGACGTTTAAACTTAATCATGAATTTATAGATAAATTAAAAGACCCAGAAATAAGACAAGCAATGATAGAATCATTTAAGGCGACTAAACATTGAATAAAGAAACAGTAACATGGGTTCATCATTGGACCGATAAAACATTCAGTTTTAAAACAACAAGAAATCAATCGTTTCGTTTTGTAAACGGTGAATTTGCAATGATTGGATTAATGGTAGATGACAAGCCATTATTAAGAGCATACAGTATTGCTAGTGCAAATTACGAAGACCACTTAGAGTTCTTAAGTATTAAGGTACCAGACGGCCCTCTTACAAGTCGTTTACAGCATTTAAAAGTTGGAGATGAAGTTATATGTATGCCAAAGACTACGGGCACTTTAACGATTGATAATTTAACTAAAGCAGATAATTTGTTTTTATTATGCACAGGAACAGGTTTAGCACCGTTTATGAGTATTATTAGAGACCCTCAAACATACGAAAAGTTTAATAATGTAACATTAGTACATACAACAAGAACACATGCAGAACATACATATCAAACAGAAATAACAAATGCAGTAAACACTATTGCAGACACACCATTTACATTTACTTACTACGATACATGTACCCAAGAAGATTATGAACGTAAAGGACGTTTTTGGCTACACATACAAAATTTTACAGATGGCGGATTTAATAAAGATACTGACAGAGTAATGGTATGCGGTGGACCAGAAATGAATTATGAATGTAGAGACTTTTTTGAAAACTTAGGTTTTCAAGAAGGTAATTTAGGAGAAGCCGGAGATTTTGTACTTGAAAGAGCCTTTGTAGATTAAGATAAGTACAAGTATGAAAGACGTTCTTCAAGATTGGTATAATTGGTCAGGACCAGGTGGAGATCCTGGTATAGACTGGAAAAATCAAAAAGACATAAAACTTGCTATCGAAATAGACAAAGATTTCGAACACACTCCTGTTGATGTATTAATCTTTGCTTCTGATCCTCAACGTGGCAGAGAGTATGAAATGATTTTAAAGGAAATGTATAAGCCAGGCGAGTCATGGTCAGACGACTTTTTTCATACTGAATATATGGGAAAAGCAAAATTCTTTGAAGAACAATGTTATAAATTACCATCTAGAAAAGAACTTTTAAGTACTGCTAATGGCGAAGATAAACTTAAAAATGCTGGATATTATTTAACTTGGCCCTCTTTAGACCAACATGATGGTCGTGCTATGGGCAGTGATAAAGTTGCACATGAAATAAGAAAATTAGGCTATACAGTACAAGTTATCCACAACCTTTTACATGTAAGTGAAGATACTGTACATAAAATTATACAAAAATTTGTTGGAGAAAACACTAAAGCAGTAATGTTTGGTCAAGTATTTTCATTTCATAAAGACCAATATGGTTTATTGAATAGTTCGTTTTTCCCTCCAGGTAGGCAACATTTAATTAAACCGTGGATATTAGAACAAAATCCTAACACTAAATTAGTTATAGGAGGAGTACAATATAATTACACAAAAGAGTTTGGTGGTGTTAGTAAAAATAAGACTCCTTTAGATGATATAGATATTCGTATGTTTGGATATGCAGACGTAACTATTAGAGATATGCTAAAAGACTTAGAAGAAGGAAACAGCAAAGAGTCTTACAGTGATCCTAAAAGTATGCTTGACATTTATAACAGCACAATGGAATATTTTGACGAAGATGTTATTTTACCAAACCAACGTATTGGATTAGAACTAGGTAGAGGTTGTATTTTTAAATGTACATTCTGTGAGTTTAATTTAATAGGAAAAACAAAAGGCACTTATACAAGAAGTACGTCAAGACTTGAAGATGAATTAAAACGTAATTGGGAAGAGTACGGAGTAAGTAGATATTGGATAACAGATGATACACTAAATGATGATACTGCAAAATTAGAAAGAATAGCAGAAATAAAAACAAAACATAATATACCTTTAACGTATTCTTGTTTTTTAAGATTAGATTTACAGAACAGATTAAAGCAAGAAGATATTCTACTAGAAAGTGGACTTGAATATGCTCATTACGGTATAGAAACATTAATACCTGATAGTGCTGTTTCAATCGGTAAAGGTTGGCATCCCGAAGAACAAATGGCATATATTAGAGAACTTAAAGCAGATAAATTTAAAAATGTGTTCTTACATTCTAACTTTATGTATGGATTACCAGAAGATACTTTAGAAGGTATAAAAGAAATGCATTATAAATTAATAGATATGGATTATAATAAATTAGACCAAACAGTTGTACAACTTTATACAATTAGACAGGTACAACCGGATTATTCTAAATCAGACCCAACAAAAACAACTAGTAGCATACAAACTAATTTAGAAGAAGAAGGATATACTATACAAGATGACCGTAAAGTATGGGAAGGCATTTTATTAACTAAAAACAAACACGGATTATCTACACAACAATCACACCATATAGCACATCAAACAACAGTACAATTTAGACACAACAAGTATTGGCAAGACTTTGATCCTGTAAAGAATTCAAACGACCTAAGATACCAAATGTTTCAAGATTATAGCACATATTTTAATAGAATATTTGACATTAATAAACATAATAGATATGAAACTGTAACACTTTTTAATGAAGATGTCCCTAGAACACTATCTGTACAAGAATATAAAGAATCGCTGTAGGTAACTTACTAAATACCTTACATGGAACTACCACACAGACATCCTATTGCACTAATAGATGAACACACTATCTTAAATGATGAAGAAGTTGAAGCAACATATATGGTGCATAATGCTCATCCAGTATTAGAAGGACACTTCCCTCATGTAAAAATTTGGCCCGGTGTCTATATTATCGAAGGAATGAATCAATGTGCCGGTCTCCATGCATTACATCTAGCAGGAAAAGAACAAGATGAACTTAAACATGAAGATTATGTTACTTTTGTTACTAGTGTAGACAAATGTAAGTTTAGATTTCCTGTATTTCCAGGTACTAGATTAAGACTTACAGCCAAACTTACCAAACGTAAACTTAATCATATCTTCTATGATTGCAAAGTATTCGATGGAGAATCACGTGTAGCATCTGCTACAATAGGTCTAACTGCCAAAAAACTATAAATACAGTTGGTGGATTTACGGCGGTATCATACACCTCAACAATAAACGGAGGATATACTATGAAGTATATTATTTTGTTGTTAGGAGTAATGATGTCCACACTCTCATTAGCCGAAACAATGATTTATTACAATGATGGAACACAATATACTGTGCCTGAAAGTGCGGGTATATATGTTTCTGAAGGACCTCTTTGGACAAAAACACAATCAGACGATAATATAGAATTTGGAAAAGTTACAGAAAACTCCAGACGTGATGGCGATGATGATCCACCGCCACCCACCAATCCATATTGCTTCGGGCCGTTAAAGCCTGCCGCGTCTACTTACGATTGTGATTTGAACGGAGATGTAATAGGTCAAGATTGCAAACACCCTGACCAACCAGGCAGTAATATTAGTGTTGGTGGGATGAATAATTATGTCTCATATTGCAAATTGAGGCAAAAAGATGCAAATGGTAAATGGGTTGGTAGTAACAATAGGGATGGATGTGTAACTTATACTACACTTTGGGGAGGGGTTTATAATGCTCCTCAATGCGTTCAACCTTTTGAATATAGACCAATTTATAGTGACGGCAGACATAACTCTAGCAATTTTTAATTAAAAGGGCCGTTCTGGCCCTTTTTTTACCATTTTGATTCAAAATTTACCAATTGACAAAGAAATTTTTTGAAGTTATACTAACTAGCAATATTGTTTGGAGTAATTTTAATAAAACAATGGCTAGAAAGAAAAAGCAAAGAACCGTTTATGTAACCAAGGAACCAGATTGGAAAAAGTTCATTGGGTTGACTAATCCTGAGGAACAAGAAAAAGCATTTGATAGTTGTGACTATTTTGTGCATTCTGAAATATCTACAAAGGAAGGTGTTGCCGCATATAGGCAATGGGTTAAAGAAGCAAGTGGTTGGGCACCAGAGGATATTAAGGTTATTCTTAAAAATCCAGATTGGCGATTTAGCAGTAGTGCCAAGTATGCCTGGCTTTGGAAAAAACTAGGATATATGCCAGAGAGATTATCAAAGTTTTATGATAAAAAACAGGAAGAACTGATTATGCAAGGTAAGACAGTTTTAGAAGAAGTAGAAAAGAAGAAAGTAAAGGCTCCACCTAAAGTATCTATACAACAAAGAATGTTAGAACAGATTACTGACTTATGTGGTGACTGGGACGGCTTGTTAGATGAATTCATTGTAAATGAAAAGTTTGACCTTAAGAAGTTTGACCCTGAAAGGGATATGAAAGTATATGGCGGCGGTGTTGTAAAACCTGCACATGCTAAACTTATTAAAGACCAGTATGAAATGATTACTGAAGAAGCAAAAGAAAATTTAGCAGGTACATGTGACCAATTAAAAGAAGCATATAGTTTTATGGATAAGAAAATGAAGAAAGACTATGTAGCATTTTTTGAAAAAATAAACTCAGCCTGTGATGCTGTTATACTTACTGGTAAAGCAAATAGGAAACAACGTAAACCTAGAGCAAGAAGCAAAGATGTTATTATAAAGAAAATGAAATATCAAGTGAACGATGGCACACTAGGAATAGCATCTATTTCGCCCACAGACGTCGTCTACGCAAACGAATTATGGATATACAATACAAAGACTCGTAAAGTAGGAGTCTACCACGCAAAGAACAAAGATCCACGTGGATTAGGCAGACCTGGTGCAGGATTACTTGTAAAAGGCACTACTATACAAGATTTTGATGAAGAAACTAGTGTACAAAAGACACTTAGAAAGCCAGCAGAACAAATTAATAGTTGGACTGGAAATGCTAAAACACGTTTTGCTAAAGCATTTGACGAAGTTAAAACAACACCCACCAAATTAAACGGAAGAATGAACGATACTACTATCATATTGAAAGCCTTTTAAAGGCAAAAAGTGATAAATAGTAGTATGGCACAGAGAATAGACCAAATAGGCTACAACAACAGAGACGAAATCATTAAAGAGATTCAGTTAAGATTGGCTGATGGAATGGTAGATGTTGAGTTGGATAGAGAGCATTACGATATAGCAATCAATAAATCTATACAAAAGTATAGACAGTTGAGTAGTGGTAGTGTTGAAGAAGCAGTTATTTTTATTCAAACCCAAGATGGTATTACAAAATATGTATTACCTGATGAAGTTATAGATGTTAAACGTTTATATAGAAGAGGTATTGGTACTAATAGTGGCGGTGGCACAAACTTTGATCCGTTCGATGTGGCTTTCAATAATATGTACATGTTACAAGCAGGACAAATAGGTGGACTTGCAGTATTTGATGCATTTGCACAATACAAAGAAACTATTGGTCGTGTGTTTGGTAGCGAGTACAACTTTACATTTAATAGGAATACCAAAGAATTAACCATATTACGAAACGTAGCACACGCAGAGGATATTGCAGTAGGAGTTAATAACTTTATACCAGAAAGTGTTTTAATCAAGGATGTTTATGCCGCAGATTGGCTATCGAATTTCGCCCTAGCACAAAGCAAAATGATGTTAGGTGAAGCAAGAAGCAAATTCCCAGGTGGACTTCCTGGACCAGGTGGAGCAACAACACTTAACGGAGACGCCTTAAAGGCTGAAGCAATAACTGAAATGGAACAGTTAATAGCCGGATTACACAACATGGAAGAAGGCAACTCACCGTTAGGTTTTGTTATGGGCTAAGATGAGACCCGACACTTTTTGGGATATACCTGAGTTACTGGACTACCCTCTTCCTTTTACAGCAGACGAATTATTATTACAAGAAGATTTTGATTTACAAGATGGCTATCAACATAGCCAGGCAGTTTTTGATAACGCAAAAAATATTGCATGGACTACAAATACAGAAGCACCAGACTTACAAATAGGTTGGTTAATTAGTAAAGAATTATCAAGAACATTAAATGAATGGGCAAATGATATTTTTCCAAAAGATTTCCTCTCACCTAAGTTCTATCAAATGCCAAGAAAAATTTTTCCTTCAACATTAGTAATGACAAAACCAAGTGAAACTTCTAGATGGCACTATGAAGGATTTTATCCTTGGACTAACTTCGAATCTTATACTGGTTCCCATTTGGAGCAAAAACTCGGTCATAAAAGAACAAGTTGTTCACTAAATATAAAACTAAGAGCAAACAATGATAGTGATTTAGTGTTTGGCATGCCAAATGAGAGGATTCAGAAAGAAATTGAACACTTGTCTATTAATAGAAGAAATTCATTTGATGTACAATGGAATGAAGATAAAAGCATAAGAAGTAACATTTATAGTGATGCTGTAATGTTTATTAATGAAGAAGTTAAAGAAATAGACAGAAAAGTAAAATACGATTGTCCATTTTTATTAAATTTAGGACATTTAGATACGCACCCTAATCCTTGGCATAGAGTAGAAAATAGCAGAGCATCTGAACCGAGAATCACTTTTAGATTAATGCTCAATGAAGAATATCCAATGAAACATTGGATTGATATGCACAATGAAGGAAAGTTGCTAAATGCAAAAAGTTAAAAATCATTTATGTTCTTTTCCAGGATTAGAACTTCCAATTACTGTAGAAGATATATTTACAGACGATGACTACGAATTAATATACGACAGAGCAAGGTTTAACAAAAAAGTTGATATAGTTGAACACCCTGACTTGTTTGGCTGGACTATGGCACAAACAGAAAAAATGCATTGGATGTATAGTCCTAACGAACATAAACTTGCTGGCACAGATATTATATTAGAAAAAGACCAAGATTTTGCAGACTTAACATTTGAAGAAAGAAAGTATTTAGGATATAGACCACCAACAAGCATAGGTGTAATAACAGATAAAGACTTAATGTATAAGTTAAGAGAGTTTGCATTAGATACATTCCATGAAGATTATCTAGCAGACATTTGGAGTTTTGCTGGTAGAAAGATTGTTCCTATAACATTAATAGGATTTAGTGGACCTAGTACATTCCATACAGAAGGTTTAACTGGTTGGAGAAAAATTACAGACGAAAGTTTATTTGAAAACAGAATAGAAACATCACGTACAAGTGCTGTATGTAACTTTAGACTTATAGGTGATCCTGATGATTGCTCTATAGAAGTTGCAGAACCAGATGAATACTTTACTGAAGTATATGATAACTTAAACAAAGAATATATTAGTAAATGGAAACAAGATGGCAAAGAACCAGAAACAATGTGGTCTGAAGGACGTGGCATCTCCGTATCATCTAGTATTGACCAAACATCAAGTGACGAAATGTTAAGTCATTTAACACCTTGTGGTAAAATAGAAGGATACCATGACCCATTCCTTTTAAATTTATCTTCTTGGCACAGAGTTAATATAAAAACAGAAGCACCTAGAGTAAGTTTAAGATTTATGGGACATAAAAAACATTCCTTTGATTATATACAACAATTAATAGACGAAGACCGGTTTTTAAAATGCTAGGTTGTTACTGTGATTGTCCTGGTATTGAGTTACCTTTTACTAATGATATTCTTTCTCAACAAGATTTAGATATGATTTATGGTAGAAAAGAAATACCTAAGACACCTTCTATACAAACTGAAAAAATAAATTGGTATGCAAATTGGTCAACAACAGAATGGTCAAAAGATGATGTCTTAAATGGCGGAGCAGTAATAACAGACCAACAGTTAAAAAAAGATGTTTGGGAATGGTTACATGAAACTATACATCCAGATTACTTTCAAAAAATATGGAATATGGGTGGAAGAAAAACTCCACCAGTTTCTATTTTATGTTTCTCACACCCAACTGCTTGGCATAGAGAAGGACCAATACAGTTTCCTGAAAACTTATCAGAACATATAAACACAGACATTGTATCTAAACCAAGAGCACCAGCAGTAATTAACTTTAGATTGCTAGGCGACCCAGACGGTAGTACATTAGAATTTGCAGAAGCAAATGACGAATTAAATATAAAAGAAAAAGAATGTATTGACAAATACTTTGAAACATGGTATAATGATGTTAATGGTGAGATACATTCTGCAGAACATGAAGGTGTAGTTTTTACAGCGGCCCAGCATTGGCTAGAAGAAGAAACTGGATTAACTAAAATAACAGAACATGTTGGTATGCATAATGCATATATTGTAAATTTATCTCAATGGCATAAAGTTAATACTAATGGAGAACCTAGAGTTACATTTAGAATACATGCTAATACAGACTTAACGTTTGAAGAAATAGAACGTTTAGTTGATAACGGAGAATTTTTTAAATGAACGGTTGTTATTGCGACTTACCTGGCATAGACTTTCCTTTTAATAAGGACGATTTTCTTACTGAACAAGATATAGAAATGATTCACGGTACTAGAGAAGGGGAAATTATGGAAGATAAGTCCTTTGGAGCCTTGTCGGCTTTTAGAGGTCAAGACACTTTTATAAAATCAGAAAAATTAAAATGGAGTAGATATACATACAAAATGTCTACAGATGGTGCTGGAGAAGGATACCGTGCAGACTTTGGTAGTTTTAATGGTAATGCAATAATAACAGATACTAAATTAAAACGTGATGTATGGGAGTGGCTTAATGAAACGTTACACCCAGATTATTTTCAAGAGATTTGGAAATTTTCATCAGGTACTAATACACCTCCAGTTACTGTATTATGTTTTTCTATGGAAACTAGTGGTTGGCATAATGAAGGACCTGTACCACACCCAGACTTTGATAATTCTAGGAGACCACCAGCAGTAATTAATTTTAGACTTTTAGGTGATGTAGATAACAGTTATATAGAATTTGCACAACCAGATGAAGAAATGCAACAAGCAGAAGACGAAATAGTTGAAATGTTTATAGAAGATATTAAAAACTCTACAGCACCAGATCCTATGTTGACAACTGCAACAGAACATAAGAACTTAATTATGGCAAGTACATTACAATTATTTCATAATAATGTTTGGGAACCAAATTTAATACCAATTACAAAACATGTAGGACAACATAATCCATACATTGTTAATGTTGGTAAATGGCACAGAGTAGTTACAAATGGCACACCTAGAGTTACTTTTAGAATACATGCTAATACAAATTTAACATTTGAACAAATAGAACAAATGGTAGAGGCAGGAGAGTTTTTTAAATAATGCTAGAATGTTATTGTGATTGTGTTGGAGTAGAGTTTCCGTTTACAGCGGAAGACTTTTTTACAGAACAAGACATAGACATGATTAACGGTAATGTAATACCAGACGAAATCACAGTACAGTCTGGAAAAATTAGATGGACAAATTGGACATCTGATAAAATACCTACAGAAGCAAAAGCAAATAGATGGTCAAACAGTTCAGATAACAAGCAACAAGCATTTAATGGTATCGGTTTTATATCAAACTTAGAATTAAAAAGAAGAGTATCAGATTGGCTACACGAAACATTCAACCCAGATTTTTTACAAAACAATTGGAGTATAAATGGTTTAAACACTCCGCCAGTTACTGTATTATGTTTTTCTAAATCTACACAGTGGCACAAAGAAGGGCCTGTATCAATACCAGCAACAGCACCAGAAGATTTTAATTCTGTATTTTTAGATGCTTATAGACATCCTGGTCTATGTAATTTTAGATTACTAGGAGACAAAGAAGGTAGTAGTTTAGAGTTTGCAAAACCAAGTGAAAATATGTGGAATGCAGAACTAGAGTTAATAGAACAATTTTGTCAAGATTATCATATTGCACAAGAACCGATAACAACTGTACTCAATGATATGACAATGGTTGTTGATAGTCATTGGCCCAATGCAAGTGTTTGGGAAGATGAATTAGAAATTATTACTGAGCATGTTGGTATGCATAATCCTTACATGGTAAATATTAATCAGTGGCATAGAGTAAAAACTAATGGAGAACCTAGAGTAACACTTAGAGTACATGGCAGTCATGAATTAACGTTCAAACAAATGGAAGAAATGTACGATACCGGAAAATTGTTTATCTAAAAAAAATTGGAATATATATATTAGTATGATAATAGGAATAACAGGATTTATGGGCAGTGGCAAAGATACAGTTGCTGAAATGCTCGTAGAAAAAGGAGCAGTAAAAGATAGTTTTGCGGCACCTTTAAAAGATTTAT